ATATGGTAGAATGGCAAAATCTGTTTGTCCACCAATTAAATCGGTCAAAACATTATTCACGCTTTTGTATGGTGCTTTGACTACTTCGGTTTTAGGTTTGTTTTTCTGTAGTAACTGGTCAATAAACAATAATTGTGCTGGTGTATTATAACCAAAAGAATATGGTTTGCCTGATTGTAAATTACTTTCAAATTGTGTGTAATTTTTAATATTTGTTTTGGGATTTGTGACCAATACAGAAGTGAATTTACGGGTGGCGGTAATATATTCAAAATTCAAATCTGATTTAATCGCATTTGATACAGAACCTATTGTTGTATAACCAATCACAGAACCATCTTTTGGTGACTTAGAAAGTTCTTGTAGACCAATTAACCCTTCTGCACCAGGTTTATAAATTGAAATAAAAGTAATATTTCTTTCATTCAAATACTTTTCTATGTGTTTTAATGATAATTCAACGCCACCCCCTTGGCCAAAAGGCATAATCACTTTGGTTTCAGCCATAACATTAAAACTTAAAAATAAACATAACAACAATAACTTTTTCATAAATCTAATTTCCTAATAAAATATACATCACCAATCATTGTTTTAATTCCTGGTCTTAAACTACCAAATCCTGAAAGATACTTTTTATCAATCAAAGAAGTGATTGTTTTCATATTGCTCAAGTATGCTAAACATTCTTTTTGGAAATCTATATATTTAAAAAACCAATAAAACTTATCTTGGCGAATAACACTTGTCGGTTTGTCGGCTTGAAACTTATTGTGGTCCCAAGTATCATAACATATTTCTTTAACAATATTGTTTTGAAATTGTATAATCAAACTTTCCTGAAAAGCAAAATCTATACTCTTTTGCGCAACTTTTTGATCCTCACCAAAAGGTCTCAAGAACTGCCTTTTATCTTTATTAATGTTAAAATATTCACTCACACGATAAGCCATTTCAAATGTTAATAAAGGAAAATCTGGCGACCAATAGAAACATTCTTTTGTTGTAGTTTCCAAATCATTGACAGAATCGGTGTATAACATTGTAGTTGATAAATCATTAAAGAACATATACACCGAATCATTATGTACCGCCAAAGCTGGTTTATCAATACCAAAAATATGTGCCGTTCTATCTTCAGACATTACATTGGCTTTATTTGCCGATTTAAAAGATTGTAAAAGACCTGCTCTAGTGTGGCTAACATTCTCAAATACATTTTCCATACCTTTAACATCAAATGTTTCGGTATAATCTTGTATTGTTATTTTAACGGATGGATGATGTTTTGTCAACCAATCTAATGATGGTTTTACCACATAATCCCATTCACTCCAATAGTTTCTTGCTGACCTATCGGTATCGTTTGGTTTGTATAGTTGATTATCTAATAATTTCTTTGGCCATCTAACTACCACTTCATCCAATTTAATATTGTTACTAATGAATGTCATCAAAACATTATGACTGTCAGCTCCACCAGAATAGTACAATACCAAATATTTGTAATTATCTCTCAATTGTTGTGCTCGTTCTTTATACAATTGATTTAGTGGTATTTTACCTAATTGTGACCGGTCAAAGTTTTTCCACACTTCGTCATGGTATTTAAATTTAACTTCTGTATTATTTTTGGTGCCATAAATTAAAGCTTCAACTTTGTTGTTGAATTTCAAATTATTGGTTTCCCAATATCCATATTTTTCTGTTATCATTATATACCAAAGAATAGTTTTTTTGCATCATCAAAATAAAAAGGAGAAGGATGTTTGTGTCTAAGTGTTAAAACACATCTTAAATTTTCTGAATTACTATTATCCCAATCATGAAATATTTCACTATTAAACAATATAATTTCATCTGGTTTTGCTGTCATTGATTTTAATGGAGTATGATTTTCTCTTATAAATCCAGCACATTCCCTAGAACTGTTTGAAGGTAAAAAATCCATTGAATATCGTTTTAATTCTTCTTCATTATACCAACTAGTTATACATTTATCATCTGATATTTTTATTGTATAATTTATACTAACACGATGGTCTAATCCATCTTTATGTGCTCGATAATAGTGACCAGGTTTAGTAATAAAGAAACTAACCCTTTCTTCCATAAAAGGCATCTTTTCCGATAATGGTGTCAAAGACAATACTTTTTTGGATTGTTCTTCTGGCAATTTATAATTCCTAAATCCATCATCATCAAGTTTTTCTAAATTACCCAATCGCCTTGCTGGTCTAGAGAAAGCCTTTTCAATCAAGTCATCAGTTAATAAAGTTTGGCAATAATCAATTAATTCATCAATTTTATCATGTGTGAATCTAATATAATATGGTGAACAATCTTCTATAATTGTTAAACGTGCCATTCTCTTTTCCAATCTGTTGTTATGAACAATGGAGTTTTCTTAACTAGGTCTGGTATGGATCTATAGTTTCTCCATGAATGTACCTTAATTTTATTTTTGGTATATTCTTCATCTTTTGTAAATTCATACAATTGCTTTTTGAGTGGCATTTTATAATTTCTGTAATCATAATCACCCCACTTAACATCAGCGGGTGTTGATACTGCATAATCATGCCAACCAGAATTATCACAATAGTTGAATAGATTTTTATTTAAAATCATTTCTTCTATTTCCAATAGAGTCCAAATTTGTTCTATTTGATAGTTCAAAGAGTAACTTATCCACCAAAACAAATCTTTAACATTCTTAATTGGTCGTGGACAGGCAGAAATTATTTTGTTGTAATGTTCAATTGAAAAAGAATTTAATCCTGTTAAAAACTCAGGGATTGTTTGTTCCATTTTCCATTGTGGTATAGTATGATAGGCATGAGATTCACCAAAAATATTGTCCATAGATTGGCCAGAAACTACCACACCATCTTTGATACATTCAATTAAAGTATTATTATTATAAAAACTTATTGTTTTTGTTTCCAATTTATTTTCAATGTATTTTTTATAATAATCAGGATACTCTAATATTGAATTATCATTCATTAGAACAATCAATTGGTCGTGTTGCGCAATCTTTAAAAACTCCGACAATATCATAGTCGAATCTATACCACCACTCCAAAGAATGGCTATTTTTCTTGAACCTGCAGCATCTAATATACCTTTGGTGGTCTCATAACAAATTTGTTCAATAGATTTTGGTTGGCAGAGGTGTCCAATAGGAGTAAGTATTTCGATTTCTGGCACATCAAATACTTTTCTTGTTCTATCAATTACAGTTTGAATAACTAATGGATTTTTAATTGATGGACACAAAGATAGATGATAAAAATATTTTTTCAAAATATTCCTAATTTTTTTAAATAGTCAACAGATTCATTTTTTGAAAAAATTGGCTTGTGATACACCACTTCTAAATTATAATCTGTGGGTGGAGGTTCATAAAGATGTAGATAAGGAAAATCTTTCTCATCTTCTTCTTTTAAATTAGGAAGGTCGTTTTGCATTTTGTATTAATCCTATCAATAAACCACCCATATCAAAGTGTTTTAGTTTTGTATTAAATTTTGAATCTTTTGGTTTGTCGTGATGATTTTTATGTATCCATTCGCCACACATAGGCACAATAAACTCCATAAACCAAAGATTTCTTGCAGATCCCTTATGATGAGCAAAAATGGTATGAAATCCACTCGTTACAAGATATGTGGTGATAGGCAAAGCAAACAGAAATAAGAAAGATTTGAATCCAAATAAAGACATTAACAAACCATACAATAAAAATAATGTAAACGAATGATTTATAAAGAACATATGCATCGGTTCTCTTATCATTCTCAATTCATTCTTTGTTGCTTTTACATTATCCCTATCTTTAAATCTAAAGAAATGTTTTAAATTTGAATCATACGGATCTTCTGGTGTATCAGAAAATCTGTGATGTGTTACATGCACACTTGACCAATGAACTGGTGCTGAATTAAGACTTATACAACCAATTAGACCAAACAACCAATGCCAAAATTTAGAACATTCAAAAGAACCATGAGTGAATAATCTATGATAACCTACTGTGACTGTTAAGGCAATAGACAGATAGATTAAAAATGAAAATATAATCCAAATTAAATCAAAATTGGAGGCGGCAAAAATTATGGTTGGTATAAACAACCATGCTCCCATAGTTCTTTGCCATGCGTGTGTTTTCATTTAAATTTAAGTGCGTAAGCGTTTTCTGTTGAAATACATTTTACTACTGTATCACCACTACGAATTCGAATTTGGCAGGGGCCAGTAAATACTTTTGTATTAATTTCTAATTCACCATTACCCAAAAATAAATTCGTATTATTTTCTAACATCATTACTTCACCGGATAATATAACTAAACTAGATATATCCGGTAATCCTTTTTCATTATATCTGTGTGGAATACAAAGCCATTCGGTATTTTCGGGAAAAGTTAATTCTAAATTTTCTCCACCGTTTTTAGCTGAAGCATCACCATGTTCACTATTTAACCAGCCAGCACATCTATCTTCCAATTGTTCATCAGTTTCAATAACTTTTACTTTAGCCACACCTTTTACATAATAATAATAACCAGATTTAACTAAACCATCTTCACCAATTTCAACTTTGCGTACATCTGATGGTTCGGTTTGTACATGAATAATAACTGTACCAAAAGCAGGATAAGGTTTAAATTTCATACTGTTGAACCTGACATTTCAGCCAATACTCTTTGAATAGCCACAGTTATATAGATATCAAATTTTTCTTCTCTTGTAAGATAACTTTCTTCATCAAAATCTGTATTTACAGGTGGTGGTAATTTTTGTACCAAAGAAGCAATTGTTTTTGAATTTGGAATTCTTCTTTGATTTAGTTCTTTTTCTTGTGCTATTGTAGTAATAGGACAACGATTGCGAATGAGTGTATCTAATGCATCACCTTCAGGATATAAACCATCAATTATAGGCAAATCAATGGGTAATTGATAACTCAATTCATTATATTTTACTGTTATTTGGCCTTTAGAATCATTAAATGCTGTTATGATATAATCTGTAGATACTTCCATTTCAATTCACCTTATAATTTAATTTATAGTTCCGTATACCGTTCCCACATTTAACCAAAGTACATTTGCTGAAATTGTTCCTGTAGTTGCAACACCACCAGCACCACCAGCACCACCAGGATATGGACCAGCAGTTGTACCGCTGGTGCCTGTATTTCCCCATGCAGCGCCATTACCACCAAATTCACTTAATCTTGTACCTCTTTTACCATCACCCGGTAATAAAAAGGTTGCCGTGTTACCTGAAAATGCTGGACTATAACCGCCTAATCCGTATGGTGCACCACCGCCACCGCCACCACCATAGTAGTTGGTAGTTCCGTGTTTGTCTGAGTATGAATCAAATCCTCCGCCACCTCCACCACCACCGCCGCCTGCGATAACACCATTGTTTGTGATGTTTGCTTGCGGACCAACATAAGCGTCAAATGAGATACCAGTACCACCAACACCACCGGCAGCACCGGCAGCACCGTTACCACCTGCGCCACCAACGCCACCAGCACCATTAACATATACATTAGGTAATATTGTTAATGTAAATCCATTGGGGAAAGTTCCCGATACAACCAATGCCGGACTACCAACACTAGAAGAATATGTGTTAGAACCTAAAGTGAAGTCTACTGGTCTTTGGCCATCCCACCCATTGGTTAAACAAGTTGAAAGGATGTCGAGGCTACCGCCAGCTAAACCGCTAGTAAGAATTGAAAAACGCCAACTCTTACCATATAGGTCTGAAGTTGCAATGATTGATTCTGGTATACGAACAGATGCGACATTGACTGTGTATCGAACACGGTCGTCATTAAGAGAAATCAACGCATTTGCAGCGTTGCCGATTTCTACATCAATTTCGGAAAAGGTTATGGTGCCTGAAGAAGGTAATGTCATTTTCTTACATTTTTATTAGTATTTTATATTTATGTTAGTAATAAAATGAATTCCTGTGTGGATCAAATGATGATAATGTGGTTTTTTGTTTTTGAATTTCGTTTGTGACTTTGGCCATTTCTTCCAATTCTTTTTGTACCTTTTCTTTGTTGTTGTGTTCGTAATAAAGACGCTGTTGTTTGGACATCATTCTTTTGTTCGACATTCACACCTCTTTTAATGAGTAAAATAGGCAACTTCTTCACTTTTACCATTCTCTAGGCCTTTTGGTTTTATGGCCAGACATTGTATTGCCTGGAATTGTGGCTTTCATTCGTTCAATTACACCATGTTCAAACGCAGCATGAGGTTGACCTATACCTGGTACTGACATACGACCACCATCGGACATGATAGGCAGATTCTCTGCTGAGTGGTACCGCTCTAGGTGTGGGTTATTGGTGATGAATTCATCCAATACCGTATAGGACATACGGTGTTCTTCTACTTCATTAGTATTTTTATTTAAAAAGTCATATGATGGCATTAATAAGTCAATCCTAATTCTTCATTGGTTTGGTGTAATTTGTCCATCGCCATATCTGACATCCAGCGAGGACGTTCTCTACTATTTATCTTACCTTTCCATGACCACAGGTGTTTTTTATTTGACCAATAATAATTATGATATGATTGAATGGAATCACCAGGCACCTTACACTCATCTGGCATGGCAGGTGTAGGTTCAGTAAATGGTTTATTTGAGATATTGATTGGAAAAACATTTTTCAATATTTGCATTAGACCACTAGATTCAACTTTATGTATTTTACCATATCGATATGAATACTCTTTACAACATTCTTCTAACAGTTCAGCCAGCCACATATAATTGGCGTTTGATTGTCTTACCCAAACTGCAGAAGGATGATTAATATGAGTAGCGGAATAAAGCATTTGCTGGCGCTCATCAGAGAGAATGTAACGCTGTTGTTTGCGACCAGACTGAGATAAACCAACAGTAAGAACACCGTCAAGAACACGGTGTGCGGTAGAAAGTAATTGAGCATATTCTAAAATCATCTTTACGCAATGTTTATCGACATGCATCTGTGCACATCGTTGTGGGTTTTTATCGAGGTAAAATATATTCATAGCATTCTAATTAAGCCGACTGTATCAATAGTAGTAAGTAACAAGTAATTAGCAACCATCCCAAAAGATTTGCGAGTAAAAGCAGCCCACAAATACAAAGAGCAACCAAGAATCCAGATTGGATATAATATGAGTAGCGGTGGGTTAGGTACGGTGAGAGCCATTGTGATAGAGCAACCAATAGAGATTGCCCATGCCAATAACTCCACAATAAAGCGGAGTTTATTTGATTTCCAATCATCACTTATCCAATTAAATACATTATAAAATAAATCATTCATCACAGTTTAGGAATATCTAATTCAACTGGTTTGTTTGTTTTGTTTTTTGGTGGGAATCGTTTAGCAATATCTTCTGCTGAAACAGGCTGCATTGCAAATTGACGAAATTGTTCGTAAGAATCTTTTACTTTAAAAGATGTTTTACCACCAGGTGAAGATTGGTCAGCAAAGAACAACACACAGCCACCTGCGGCCAAAGGAGCAATTTCAACCACCGTATCTAAATTAATAATAACATCACAATCTTTTTCTATTGACTGAACTTCAACGAATAAACCCATCATTCTTCTCCTTGATTAGACTTGTTACTTAGTTTGGCCAACTTGGCACGTTTTTCTGATACTTCTGCTTCAATCATCATTTTCTTCCAATGGCCACGCTTATCGCCTGCCAAAGAAGATAGAATTCTTTTTGTTTCTTTACTTAAATTAAAATCTTTATTTGTTTTCACTTTGTTCCTTTATCACAATCATTAACACGAATTAAATATACTGCATTGTTGGCAGGTCTAACAAAGAAACATTGACCTTTAATATCCCACACCAAATGATTTTGAATACCACCCTCATATTCTTTTAATGGTGGGTTTTCCATAATAAAGGCAACACCTGCCAGTATAAATGTACCAACAATGAAAGCTATAAAATAACTAGCAAGATTAATTTGTTTAATTTTATCCAATAAATGTGTGAGCATCAATAATTCCTTTAATAATTAAGTATCCTAGGCTAACACAGAATGTTGCCAATGTCAATAGAAAGATGGTAAACTTCTTTGATGTTTCACGGAAATGTTCCACTTCTAATTCAAGCATATCTTTCTGTGCCTCTAACATATAATTGGTAGAATCGCCCATCATCTTAATTGTTTCTTTATTCAATTCCAATGACTTCTTGGCCTGCCAAAGATAATAATATGGTATCATAATTTAATCCCACAAGTTTTTGTAATAACTACCAAATAACTTAAAGCCATTTGCTTTACGCTTTTGGTGTGCTTCTAAACCTTCACGGTCAACTTTAATTTTACCAATTGATTCTTCAAAAGGTAATCCTTCTGTACCAGTATGGTCAAAGAATTGGTGTTCATCATCATCTTTGAGTTCTTGTTCAAATGCCCAAATCATTTCATTGAGAATCCAATCCCAACGCATGAAATGTAAACTATCGGTGTCCCACTCATTCTCTTTTGGTTGCGCCATGTGACTACGCAAGTATTCTGGCACATCTTCATCATCAGTATAAGGTGCGCCGTGTTTAGTTTCATTTAATTGAACTAACATAGGGTGAATAATGTAAGCCAAGGTATGATCCATTGACCATGTATCGTATCGGTCAATCTTTACATAACGAATGGTTGGACTGATTACCTCACGAACTTTCTTCAGCACTTCACAAAACGGATTTAATAATGGTACAACCTTTTCAACCCATGCAGGATGGTCAATCCACTTTTCATCAGCAATAATATGTTTATTGCGT